AGTTCCATAATCATATGATGGATGCATGTGATATTTAAATGTATTAATTATTCTTTTGATAGCATCAGATTCTTCTTGATTTCTAGCAATAAACTTGTACGTAAATGAATGAGATCTAAATCCAACATTATTAAAAACTACTGCTAAGTGTGGATTTAACGCAAGACCTTCACTCAGTCCAATCCCAGCGACAACACCTTCAGCAGAACCGCCTAATGCCAATAAACTACCAAGTCCACCTGCTACCTTTGCGCCAGTTGCTGCTGCGATTGCAGGACCAAACATTCCGATTGCCTTAGTCGCACCATCAGGACCTAATGCTTGTCCTGCCATAGTAAACACTCCTGCATCACTGTCGACGGTTTTCATGGCATTACCTGCTTGCTCGATTCTTGTCGCAATCATATCTCCGAGAGATGATACAGCATCACTCACATCAGAACCAGTAATTCTTCCTGCTGCCATACCTCCGAATACACCTAAGTTAGCATCACTATAATTTGCTCCACTTTGCACTGCTAGATTAGATGGTACTGGTAATACGATATTTTGAAACGTATCATTCTTTTTGGTATCTGTTCTATTCTCTCTTCTAGACTTCATTATTTTAAACATTATGTAATGTTCGTTATCTAAGTCTAGAGGAAATATGATCGGGTCTTTAACCTTGAGATCAGTATATAAAGACTTAAGTGGTGACTTGACTAAGTTGCCAACTTGCTTCTTTTTTAGAAGTTCATTAAAGTTGCCTGATATTGAGATGCCATTTTTTCCGACATTAACACCAAATGCACCTTTACCTGCGGCACCTGCTACCTGTTCTATTGCACCACTAACAGAACCAGTTACGGATTTTCCTGCATTTACGACGGATTTTAAATTATTGAATTGTGGCATCCTAAATATTCCAGTAATTGTAAATTGTGAGATCTTGTCTATTTATAACCATGCCAACACCACATCAAGGTAAATATAAAATAAAAAATCCCGAAAAATATAAGGGAGATCACAGGAATATCATTTATCGAAGTTCTTGGGAACTGCGTGTGTTTAACTACATGGATAGAAATCCTGATGTAATTAAATGGTCAAGCGAAGAGATTATTATACCGTATAAATCTCCGATCGACGGTAGAAAACACAGATACTTCCCTGATGTTTGGATGAAAACTAAAAATGGCGATGTCTATCTGATTGAGATTAAACCCTTTAAAGAAACTGTAGAACCTAAAAAAAGATCTAGAATTACTAAACAATATTTATATGAGGTAAGAACATGGGGTATAAATAGTGCTAAGTGGGATGCAGCAAGAGACTTTTGCGCAGATAGAAATTGGAAGTTTAAAATAATTACCGAAAAAGAATTAGGAATTTAAATGGCAGTTGTATTCGATGACATTTTGTTGCGTGGTATCCGTCAAGGTCAGATACCAGCAAGAACGCAAGATGCTAGAAACTGGTTTCGTGACAAAGCACGAACGACCAGAAACATCAATGCATATCCTCAATCTATATTAGATGATGATAAGGGTCAATCTAGTGTCAGTAGTGGTAGAATGTATCATTTTAGATATGATCCCAAAATGAAAAAGGAACTACCATACTATGATAGGTTTCCACTTATTTTTATGGTTCAGGAAACAAAGGGTGGGTTTTATGGTATCAACTTACATTATCTACCACCAAAACTTCGTGCCGTTCTGATGGATGCATTATATAATATATCTAACAATAGAAGATACGACGAATCTACTAAGTTAAGAATTTCTTACGATACACTAAAATCGGCAGCAAGGTTTAGATATTTTAAACCGACATTTAAGAAGTATTTAAATGAGCATGTTCGTTCTCAGTTTATCGAAATAAAATCTGTTGAATGGGATATTGCTTTGTTTTTACCAACCGAGAGATTTGAGAAAGCAAGTAAGAGTCGTGTCTTTGCCGATAGTAGGAAGATGCTAAGATGACATTTAACGTACAAAAGATGATATCCGCTATCAATAAAAGCGGAGTCGCAAAAACATCACACTTTGAAGTCCAATGCACAGGACCCGGAGATCCTTCGGAAGAAGAAAGTTTGATGATTAGAACAGATGCGGTTGAGATCCCAGGTCGTTCTCTTATGACTGCCGAGCATAAATTCTCTAATTATGGTCCTATAAATAAGGTTCCGTATGGTGGACAAGTTTATGGAGATGTGACATTAACAGTTACCATGTCTCAAGATATGAGAGAAAAAGAATATTTCGAGATATGGCAAGATAAGATTACAAATACAGGTGCTTTTGAAGATGGGTTCTTATCTTCTAGATTTGAGAAATACGTAGCATCTAAATTTAATACTAACTATTTCGATAGTTATATTGGGGTAGTAACAATTAGACAATATGGATCTAACGGTGAATTACATTCGATACATACTCTACAAGAGGCATATCCAATTATCATTTCACCGATATCAATGAGTTGGGGTCAAGATGATATCGCAAAAATAAATGTTACCTTTGCTTATAGAAACTATAAGGCAATATTTAATAAGAGAGATCAACCGACCCTTGGTACACAGGGTGCGTTCCGTATTGGAACTGATGGAACAATAGCAGGGAATGTAAGAATTCCTGGTATTGGTAGTATCGGAGGAACGACACTTGGCGGTGGGTTTAAAGCAGTCCAAGCAAAAATTGGTCAGAACTCACCGTTTACATTATTAAGAAATTTTTAACATGGAGATAAATTATGGCATTACCTAATATTTCGACACCCGAATTTATTACGCAGATCCCATCAACGGGTGAAGAAATTAAATTCAGACCATTTTTGGTTAGAGAGGAAAAACTTCTCTTAATGGCACTTGAGGGTGAAGACCAAGATGAAATTCAAAATGCAATTATGAAGATATTGGAGGGTTGTATTTTAACTCCAGTCGATATGAAAAACCTTGCAATGTTTGATGTTGAGTTTCTATTTTTACAATTGCGTGGTAAGTCTGTAGGAGAGGTTATCGAACTTCAGGTAGGTCACCAAGATTCTGAAAGTGAATGTAAGCATAGAACAGACGTAAAGTTGAAAATTGATGATATTAAAGTGCAAGGTGAAATTCCAGAATCAAAAGTAATGCTAACAGATGATATTGGTGTCAAACTAAAATTTCTAAGTGTGGCAGATATGACTTCTATACCAGACTATGAGGATGACACTGAAAAAATGTTTGCAATTATTAATAAAGGTATTGAGTATATTTTTGATGAAGAGAATGTATATAATGAATTCACTGATGCTGAAATTAATGAGTGGGTGAATACTTTGAATCAATCGCAGTTCCAAAAGATTGTCGATTTTGTAGAACAAATGCCAAAACTACAGCATAAACTTGATTGGAAATGTGAGAAGTGTGGCAAAGAAGAGAATATAACATTGGAGGGATTACAAAGTTTTTTTATGTAAGTATGGTGCATGAAACATTAGCAAATATGTACCATTTGAATTTTGCTTTGATGCAACATCATAAATATTCTCTAACTGAATTAGAAAATATGATACCATGGGAACGTGACTTGTATGTGACTTTGTTAAAAAACTATCTTGAGGAACAAGAAGAAAAACAAAAACAGCAAAGGGCATAATACATGGCAGAAGAAGAAGTAAAAAAAGGAGCAAGTTACCATCCAGCAGACACTAACGGTGATGGTGTAGTAAGTGATGATGAAAGGGACATGTATCTTGAGTTTAAAAGAAAAGAACTTGAAGACCAAGATGCAATGCGTGACGCACAGCGTAGCATGGCATGGTTTGCTTTGGGTGGTATGCTTCTATATCCATTCGCAGTTGTAATGGCAGTGTGGATTGGATTGGAGCAAGCATCGAAGATTCTTGGCGATATGGCAGCGACATACTTTGTGTCAGTTGCAGCAATTGTTGCCGCATTCTTTGGTGGTCAAGCATTTCAAAACAAGAAAAAATAAGTTATGCGTAAATTAAAATTATTCTTCGAAAAGTTTTCACAAGCATTCACTGCTTGTGGAATCTGTATGGTACAAGGTGACCTGACAGTATTTACTTTCAATCATGCAATGGTGGCATCACAAACTGGACTCTTTACTGGTCTAGCAATTGTGGTTGCCTCATTGTTTGATTTTGCTGAAAATCAAAAGAATATCGCATATATTTGGTTGACAGGTATTTTTACAATGGTTGCTGATATTGCTATTCATCCTTCTCACTTTGGTGTGGCATGGACAGAAGCAGTAGTAACAGGAATCGGTGCAATGTTAATTGCCGTAATTTATAACAAGATAAGAAAAGCAAATTAAATGGCAGACTTACCAGTATTAAACGCATTAGAAGAGTTGCAATCCGCTAATAAGAGTGGGTTTAAAAAAATTGATGCGTCATTCGTAAAGGGGTTCACTAAACTCCAGAGTTCATTTGATCGTATGGCGAACACTTTAGATAAGTTGTTCAGTCTAAACGAAAAGATGATGCAACAGGGTGTTCGTGACAATTTTGCACTTCTTGAAAAAATGAGAGAAGATGCGAGAAAGAAAGATGATGTAGCAAAAGGTAAAGATAAAGGTTCTCCAGTTATTAACAAGACTTTAGAGGATCTTCTGAAACTCGTTGGCATATCTGCTGCACTCCTTGCTGCAGACAAGGCAACCGAAATGGGTTTCCGTGGTTGGGAACTGAAAGCAGGTCAATCGGCAGGACGTACATCAGTAAGAGCAGCAAGAAGAGTTAGCACCGCAGTTAGCGGAATGATGGATGATTTGTTCAAAACTGAAAAGTCAAGTGCTAAAGCAAAACAGAAGATAGAAGAAGAAAATAAACGAAGAACTCGACGAGTACAAGAAGAAACTCAAAGAACAAGAAGACAAGCACAACAACAAAGACGAGTCCCAGCAACTCAACTTATCGGAGATTGGTTTAAGGGGGTAAGGGATCGGACACTACGAGTATTCGGTATAGATCCACAAGGAACAGGAAAAACGAGAGTCACTGGTAAACTAGCAGAAACTCTTCGTGGTCCGGGGGGATTGACGATATCCGCAGCAATTGGAGAAAGATTTGCTAACCTTCGTAGTAGATTCTATCGAGCAATTGGACTTGGTGTAGACGGAAAACCAGTCGTAACTACTCCGAAATGGTTGAAAGAAACTAGAAAGAAATGGATTGCTGTTCGTAATTGGGGTGGCACAGTAATTGATAACGTCATTGAATCCATGCGTTCGATCTTCGGTAGAATAAAAACTTGGTTAGGATTTAGTGAAGAAGCAGGTGCGGGAGCAAAGGCAGCAACAAAAGGTCCAGGATTTGTTGCACGTGCACTTGCTAGATTAGGTAGTGCACTAAGAAAAATTCCGATTATCGGTCAGATTGTTGGTGCAATAATGTCTGTGTTCCAAGGATTAGTTGCAGCGTTTAATACCGAGGGAACGTTTGGAGACAAAGCACAAGCATTCTTCACCACTGCAATTGGAGACTTCTTTGGTGCACCATTAGATCTGTTGAAGTCTCTCATATCTTGGGTTATGGGTAAACTTAATTTTAAGAATGTAGAAAAATGGTTAGACAGTTTCTCATTCAAAGATCAATTCATAAAACTTTTAAATACCGTTTGGGATATGGGAGAAAAGACCATTGAATGGTTTGGCACCCTATTTGAAAATCCAGAGCAAGCAATACAAGACTTATGGGATGGTGTACTTGGGGGTGTACAGAGCATTGGTCGGTGGTTGAAGTCACTGATACCAGAAAATTTCGATCCACTAGGTTATTTGGGCGAGAAGATAACATCAATCCTAAAATGGTTCTATGATTCGGACACTGGAGATATCTTCGGTGGATTGTTAAATCTAGATCTCCAAAAGTTTAAGGATTCGCTACCATCATTTGAATTGCCAGAATTTAAAATACCAGATTTTGAAAATCCATTTAAAGGATTAGGGGAAAGAATTGCAACATCTCCACTATGGGAAAAATTAAATTTTGGTGGACCATTTAACTTTGGTGATAATTTGAAGACTGGATTGGCAAATCTGTTTGGAGTAAAAATTCCTTCTGGTAGTGTCACCGCAGGAGTTCCTATGAATGGTGCACTGGTTGACAGAGCATCACGACAATCATATGATTCATTTGGTAATATTGTGACTGTTTCGCCAGTAAATGCAAGCAGTTCGGTAACTAACACCAACAGTAGTACTGTTGTCATGCCAGCAAATTCAGCAAAACAGAGATTGTCTCCAATTCAAACAGAAGTCATAAACGCAGTATACGGTCCATAAAAAGAGGGGGAGCAAATGCTCCCCCAAATACTTGGTAGTTACAGAAAAGGAGTGCTACTCCTCGTTTGCCAACTTCTCGAAGAAAGATAAATCATCATCATCTTCTGCCGTACTTGGAGCAGATTTCTGCACAGGTGCAGATGCTTCTTTTCCAGTAGGCATTTCCACAACATTATCTTCCATCATAGGTGTTGCCGCACGTGGAGTAGGTTTGGCATTACCAAGTGCTCTGTCAAGTCTAGCAGTCAAATCTGCAGTAGACTTAAACTGTGAAGGGTCAACGAACTCACTGAGCGAATGCAATTCGTTATAGACTGCTTCCAGTTTTTCGTTATCGCCATCAAATAACTCTGATGGTGAATCGAACTCTGATTTATCGTAGTTACGATATCCTTCTACTTTACGAATCTTCAGTTTGAAGTCTGCTCCACCCCAAAAACAAAATGGACTTCTTGCTACTTCATCCTCAAACTCTGGATTCATCATGTCGTTTAGTTTATCCCAAATTTTCTTACCATACTTGTATAAGAAGACTTTACCTTCGTTTTCAGGATTAGCAGGATCCTTAATAACCATGATATTAGAAATGTAAGACAGACGACGTTTCTGCTTACGAACAATTTCTTTGTTTGCTTCAATTCCTGAGTTCCACAATTCGTTGTTGTGTTTACAGACAGGACAATCCCCACCAATTGTTGTTGGACAGTTTTCAATGTACCAACCACCATTTCCTTGGAATCCGTGACTGAAAGTTCTTACGTAGGGGAGATCTTCGTTTGGGGGTTCTGACATAAAACGAATAACAGCATAACCGTTACCTGCTTTGTCTACTTGAGGTTGCCAGAACCGATTATCCTCATTTGAAGAAGATTGTGTACTGCCTTCGTTGAGTTTCTTAGACTCTGCTAGAAGTTTGTTAAGAGAGTCATTGCGTGACTTCTTTAGATTTGCAAATGAATTTGCCATATTTGTATTCTCCGTATTAATTGTATTTTAGTTTGTCCACATGTTTCATCATATAGTGTATGTATTGTATACCATGTTGTAGTAAATGTCAAGCATTTTATTTAGTTTTTTTAAATTCTCCTTTCCTCCATGCATTGTTTGTATATCGAGTCACCCGTTTTCATGGGATCTAAATTCATCATAAATCCATTACACCCGACTCTCTTGATAAAATCTATTTCAAATTCGGTTTCATCTCCATGCCAAATATACTTGATGGTGTCACAACTGGTTGCTAACTTTTGTAACCTTATCCACGAAGCAGCAGCACCTAACTTTGCAGCATAAACACACTGTTCTGGTTGTGCCATATCTTCTATATGGATCCTTTTTTCTGCTTTTACTGTGCTAATTCCCAATAGCATTACAGCAAATATTTTTACCATCATTGTACTACCTCTCTTTCATTTGGATGGAGGTGCTACCTTTTGATGCTTTTAAGTTTTAACTCCTAACGTGGGTTGCGCAATTACGTATGATAGATTAACTTCCAACTCTTTAACCCTCTTCTTTAAATCTTTGTTTTCTTTCATAAGAGAGCAAAGTTGTTTTTCCAATTCAACAATGTTTGTGTTAGTAACTGGTTCCATTTTTGTATTCCTCCAACACTATGTTTCTAAGTTTATCCACCGATGCTCCAGTGAATTGCCAGAAGAATGGACTATACTTCTTTATTATGTATACGATGTCATTGATAACAATATCATCTTTCTTTTCCCACAATAATGTATAGTTCACCAACTGATCTAAAATCACAAGAGTTTCAAGTGAAACTTTTTTTCTACTATACAAACGAAATAAAAGTGGGTGTTTCCCATCTTTAAATGCAAACAGTGAGTCGAAGTCCGACTCAGCATCTATTATTTTGTTAATCTCCTCCTTAAAATTATATGTTAATGACTCAATTCTTTTTTTCCATTTTTTAAAAATTATCTCATTCTTTGCTGAGAGTAACTGACCAATCCAGTTACTTTCTATGTAGGGATCCGAGAGACTTGCCACAAGAAATTTTTTGAATTCTTCTGAATTATATTTCTTGGATGCTTTCTCGAAGAAATATCTGTCTCTTCTTGATTCGTAAGATGATTTGGAAACTTTGATGATTCCGTTGTATTTAAAATAGTCATAGGAAGACTTGTTGAAATGGGATGATATTGCATTCCATATTTTATAATATTCAAATCCATTCATAATATAATCACCTGATAGAAATGCCCCAATTAAGGGGCATCTAGTTTGCTACTTACTTGTTTGCGATGTACATCGTTACTTCAAATCCAAATCGCATTTCAGTATACTCTGGTTTTGTCCACATATGTGTTCTCCTTCAAAATAAAAAAGTGTAACTTTTGTGTTACGGAATATTTATTGTAGTAGTGCCAATATTGCACTAAGTAAAACCATTAATCAGATCGGTAATCTTGCTGATTTTTCTAGATAATTTAATTCTTCTGCTTCGTATCTCAACTTCTCTTTGATCACACCATTACAGAGTTTTGCTGCAACTTCTATTTCCATTTCGTTTTTCTCACACCACCACACGATGGCATCCATATATGATAGTTTCTTTTCTTTTACCGTCTCTTCTATTAAAAGAGAAAATTTCTGTGAAGTCATTATATTAAGCATATTAAATCTTTTCCCATCTGTAAAAAATGTGATCTTCTATTTCAATCGTCTTCGTTTTAGTTTCTGCCCAAGATGGGTTGACATAATCAGCATGATAATGTGTTGCTCCATCAGTTATATCAATTCTACTACCAAACTCCAAATAAGTGAATACTAATCTTTTGATTTCTGCAAATGTTTTCCAATCATCAATAACATCTTTCTCTCCATCACAATACCAAGAGAACTGACATTTATGTTTAACTGGTATTCTCTTATTGGGATCTTTCCATGAGGGTCTTGTTATACTCTGAAGTACAACCTGTTTGATATTATTTGGAAACCTATTATCAAAGACACGATTCAATGTGACCATGACAACGGCAAGTCTTCCTGCCGTCCCCTGATTTCTTGCTTCAAAGTAAACGTTCTTTGCTAACCAAGTTATTTCTTCGTCAGTATACTCTACTTTTTCAAAGGTGTCAAGACTTATTGCAGGATTAAATACAGTAGTAAACCCCAAAAGCATTAATGCTACAAGTATAACTCTTATCATACATTGGACCTCTCAATATCCAAAATCAGACTTAATTATACTACGTATGGACTTAAATGTCAAGCATTAATTTGCTAAAGGATTGTCTAGTGCCCTCTGTAATCTTTTATTCAATCTATCTTCAAGTTCCTTCAATTCACGTGCAGTATTTACAGTTAGACGATCTTTTGCTTGATCATAGTCATTTTGCAATGCATCACGTTTATTCTCAAAACGCTCCTCTGCATTCTGTATCATGCTTCGGACATCATTTTCTGTTTCCTTAACGTTATCCTCTACTTGATCAATAATCTTCTCCATACGAACCAAATCGTCACGCAAGTCATTCTTGATGTCTGACACTCTGTCTGCCGTCTGACCCATATTCTGGTCCATCAGACTGACTTCTTCTCGTAGTGCCTTCATCTCAACATTAACAACCTCAAACATGGAACTTAACTCTTCCTGTAGAACTGCAAGTTTCTTATCGAACCCAGACAAGTCTGGTGCGACATAAGTTTCAATCTTTTCCCTCATGTCCATATAATCTTTATAGAACTCGAAAGTTGCCCATGCTCCACCAGCAAGAGTTGAGAGTGCAGTCAAAACGACAAAGATTTTTCCACCTTTGAACTTTACTCCCGCAATCTCCATTTCTGTTTGTTCTGACATTTATTTCTCCAGTTTTACTTTTCCTTCTGAAATTAATCTGTCACGATTTTTCATATGCATTTCAATAAGTTCTTCTTTGGAACCACCAAAATACGGTACACAATAACCTTCTTCAATCATAATTTCCGTTACCATTCTACCATCAGGTGCAACAAAGTCTCCGAGAACACGACCAAATTTACCCTTCATGTCCTCACCATCTTTATTGACCTGAGTCTTTAGAATCGCAGTCTTACCAAGAAGTTCTTTTAATTTGTATTTTGCTGCAAGTCCAAATATCTTTTCTACTTTGTCCCGTGTTCTGGACTCAGGTGTATCAATTCCCATAATCCGCACACGTTCGTTGCGCAACCAAATACCGAAACCGAGATCAATGTCGACATCAACTGTATCTCCATCAACCACTCTTAAAACATGTACTCTGTACTCGTACATCTATAGGGTCACTTTGCCTTCGGAAATTAATCTTTCACGATTTGCTAGATGCAATTCTGCCAGTCCTTCTGTAGAACCACCAGAATAAGGCACAGCATATCCCTCTTCCACCATAACCTCTGATACCATTCTACCATCAGACAAAATAAAATCTACACTAGCAAGACCTAAATTTATTTGTGAAAGTGTATCATCATTGTTGATTTGGATTTTTAGAATTTCATAAAAATCGGCATTAGTTGTTAAGGTTATGTCGTCTGATATTATGTCAGCAACACCCCCAAGAAGTTCTGTCAATCTGTTTTTCGATGCTTGTCCAAATGCATTTTCTGTTTCATCGCCTGTATCGCATCTTGGCGTATCTATATTTCCAATAGTTACAGTTTGAAAATTTAGAGATATGCCAAAACCTATATCCAAATCAATTTCTACGACTTGTCCATTAACTACACCACGTACTCTAACTCTATGTTCATACATATTTTAATTCTCCTTCTTCCAAAGAGTCCATACACCATACGCAATTGCACCGTATGCCGCAATCTTTGCTAACGGTCCAAGTAAGATGAATGCTGCACCGACTCCGATACAAACAATACCGTCCCAAGATGTTCTTTCTAATAATCTATTCTTAACCCAACTCATAACTATTCTCCTATTTTTGCATTTCTTTTTCTATGACCATTCCATGCCACAAAACCGCCAAGTCGTAATGCCCAGTATGCTAAGTTATTTAGCAAATGAAAACCATTCTGTTCTATGTTAATATCACGGAACAATTGGTCTGCTTTCTTTTGATTCATTGGCAGTGAAGTATCTTTTTTGTTCTTGTGTAGCAATACAGTATATTTATAAACATAATCATGAACAAGACCGCCAATCAATAACACTCCAGTTGGTGACAACCATGATGCAAGAAACTTCGGAACAGATGCTCCATCGAATGTAAATCCTTTTGGAATTACATATTTCTCACCATTCACTTCAAAGTGCCAATCTTTCGCAATCTCCCACTGTCGTACACCCATCAACCACATCCAAATTGCACCCCAAAACCCTTTACTTGCGGTTTCGATTTTAAGTGGTTGCATATGTGGCATTTCTTTGTAAGACAACCCAACCAACGGTTCATCCTGATCTACGCCAAACATATTAGCAATCCAACCTACAAGAATTAATATACCGACAATAGTAAATTGCCACCATGTATATAACTGATCAACAATAAATTGTATAACGTCCATCTAACATCCTCCGTTTAGTTTATAGTAAAGTGATGGGTTTTTAAGGAACCCACCAAAACCTCAATTCATATATTTAACGTGGTTTGTGGTTTACCACCAACCTGTTGCATTACCTACTAAGTTAACAACTACAGTAACGACAGCAACATGCACTGCTAAGTTCCAATCTAAAGACATTTAAAGTCTCCTTATGTTATTGAAAAAAGCATAGTTGTTTATATTAGAGTACAACTAAAAAAACTCTATTCGTATTGCATATCAATCATCTTCTCGTGTAACAATTGTTGTGCTAATCCATTGCGAAGTGCTGATGGATTCTGCGGTAATTCTTTGTCTGGATATGAAGTTGCGTCGGCATAATATCCTCCTTGTAACGCACCCCCATATTTCAAGAAATCTGGAACATAGTTAATTAACGTGAGTATCTGTGCTTGTACTGCCTGTTGTGCTTCCAACGTTGCGGCATTGCTCATTCTTTCTGCAAGTTGCATTGCTCTCTTAGTTGCTATGTCTTTCAACTTTTCTTTCTTAGATTTCTTCTTTTCTGATTTTTTCTTATCTTTGCTATCTGACTTTTCGGATTCAGAGTCCCCCTCACCATCAGATTCGGAGTCATCACTCTCTGATTCTGCGGATTCGTCGTTAGTCTCATCCCCCTCTGAATCACTCTGCTCTTCCACATCACTACTGGACTCGTCTGATTCCTCGTCTTCCGATGCTTCCTCGACTGGTTCATCTACTAGTTCCTCCACCTCTTCCTCGACTGGTTCATCTACTAGTTCCTCCACCTCTTCCTCAACTGCAGCAATTTCAATTATTTCTTCGACAGGTTCTTCTTCTGTTGCCGCAATCTCTTGTGTTGGTGGTTCTTCTGCAACTGGTTGTGGTTCAATCACTGGTATATCAATTACAATTGGTTCTGGTTCGCTCAAGACTTCATCTACAGCAGGATCTCCAGTGATTGCCACTTCAGTTATAGACGCAACGGGATCGCTAGAAAATGCGAGATCTTCTTCAGTGGTCGTTACTGTTGTATCTGCCTCGTCACTTAGTCCTGCTGCCTCTTGTTCTTGTTGTTGTAGTGTTGGCAGAACAAATGTCTCAAAGTGTGCTTGCTCAAATCCTGGACATGCCTCATCAAACAATGGGTCTGCCTCACAGTTTTGTGCAAAGAGTGCTTCTTCGAATCCATTACAACTAGAATCGAACAGTGGGTCTGCATTACATTGTTGAGTTAGGAATGCTTGCGCAAACCCAGGACAAGAAGAATCGAATAGTGGATCTGCGGCACAGTTCTGTTGAAATATAAGTTCAGCAAGTGCTTCGGCATGACCGTTACAAGAAGTGCTTATCAGTGGATTTGCTTCACATGCCCCAGCAAGATTAAATTCATATGTGGTGAACTGGTCGTTACTATAACTACCTTGCGAGAACTCAAACTGTTGTATATCACCTGCTCTTGGATCTCCGAACACACCAACAGTCACGGAATGGTTTCTTATGTCAATATCAAAGTGGTGGATTTTTGTTGAACCATCGGCAGAAATTTCCGCACCAAATGTATTGTGCGTTTCTCTATTAAAAAATTCAGAAATGTTTTGCCAGAAATACCTTAGTGTGTCTGTGTTTCCATCTTTGTTTGTATCTAATTCTTGGGTGAAGAATCCTGTATCCTCAATACCATCTCCATCCACATCAACATTCAAGTCAATCAAGTCTGTCCACAATGCGGCAATTGAATAACTGAAGAATGGTAATCCTGTGACGTTTGAGAAATCTTGACTAGCAACATCTTGCCCACTACAACAGAAGGAATTGTTTGGTGCACCTCCAGGTCGACTACCATTTGCCAACATAAACACAATTGCACCGTTTGATTTCATAAACGATTTTGTCACAACTGTTCCGTCGGGAAATGTGTAGTTGAAGGGCAGATCGACTGCTGCCTGTCCATCGTCGCTGATGCTATATTCCGTCACCCCATCAAGATCTGATGTTGGGGTGCCACACGAAGACATCCATGGTGTCAACGAACAGTCGACACCAAATTGGTTTACATCAGCATGAGCAGATTTAGAGGAGTAGGAGAAGCATAACAGCACCAAGGATGCCGCTGCCAAGACCTTTGAGAAAATCATTTTTCTCTTCCTCTTCTTTTATTCTTTCTGGTCTCAACTCAGGGTAGGTTTCCCAAAGTTGCGCTGCTTCATCACCAATCTTACCCATAAACGGACAAGGAGTACCTGCCATTTCCATGGAACGGAATACTCTTTCATCTTGACATAGGTTTGAAACTGCAGCGACCTTCATACCCATATCATATAACACTTTCGACAATTTCAGTCGTTCACAATTTAGATCTCTGATGGTTCCACCAGCAGAAATACCCAATACTTGTGTTTGTACTGCTCCAGAGTACGCAACTGTACACACGTCGGAGTTCGAATTATTGATACTAGGTGATATCGCAGAAGGGGGAGGAGACTTGACTGTTGTCTCATTTTTCCCAGATGTAGTCACTGTGCTGTTACTAGTGCTTTCTGTAACAATAGGATCAGCAGCATTTGCAAAAGTTCCACTAAACATAACAAAGATCGCACCTAGTATAAGTGCTATCTTTTTGTTCATGTAACTTCCTTTTTTTGTTGTGTTATTTACACGTAACTTATTTAGGTTATAAAAAAGTTTGGGGAGAATAAATCTCCCCATTATACATTATTTCTTACTCTCGTAGTATTTTTCGGATATATTTTGCCTAAATTCTTTCATTGTAGTATGATTTACTTCAAAATCATTCTGTTCTAGTATTTTGTTAGGACTTCCATAACCAGTTATTCTGAATGTATATCTATGTAACAACCGTTTTCTGAATACATCATCTTCTTCTAGTCTTCTTTTATGTAAAGATAATAACTGATCCATCAAAATTATGTCACCAATTTCCCAATCGTGATGATACATAAATTTTTCCTGAAATAGATATTCCTTTAAATCTGAATATAATGTCTCATCTTCGGTAATAATTTTAGCATCATTTAAGAAATGAAAATATACTCCCTCAATACCTATAATATTTTTTTGTACTAACCACATTGCATATGGTGCTCGTATTGTTTCACTGTATGCCTTTTGATCTGGATTATCCATTAGTGCCCAATTTTGTATATTAAACGTATATTCACAATATACATTTTGTATTCGTTGTTTCAAATCATTGGGCATATGCTTATATGCGAGAGCAGTATTCAAAAAACTAGTTCTCGTGTTTCTGGTACCCTCGCTAATTGCTTGTAATGATACACCATCGGCAGAGGTAGGATGATTTAAGTTGCAGTGCCAGTCCAATACTCCAGTTGGAAAGATTCCCGTCAATTCATTTTTTCTTTTTTCTCCAGTCACTCTTTCTACAGGATAAGGTACATTTTCGTCCCACTTAAATGGATCTGGATATTTCCCAGATTTAATTAGAACTTCAATAGGATTTCCTTCTCCGTCCCATGCAAAGTCCTTCCAATTTCGTATCTCACCTTTACTTACTGCCTGAATCAATTTAGCATATTCTAAAGATTTCGTTGTCTGTTCTCTTATCAGAATAACACTCTCTTTCCTTAGAATAGTTCTTATCTGCTCATAATCACTACCTGTCAGTTTTGATATATCAATATCAGCAATTTCAACTGCACCATTTTCTAATGGTATTAATTTCATTTACTTATCTTCCTTGTCCACGATACTTCTTATAACCACGTTTGTAACTCTTATTCATTGTGGCAGTTTTAGGTCTTGCCCCACCGATAGAAGTGCGCTTTCCTATTTTGTCCTTTCTCCACGCATCCTCTATATTCATTTTCATTTTTGCCATATATTCTCCTAAGTTTCAAGTTCATACGGATTCACACATTTATCTTTCACGGTTTCATATATTACTCTTGTATCATCTTCAGTTTTTATCATTTCTAGCACTTCTGCCATAAGTTTATCGGCAAACTCTTGTGCTTTCTTTGCTTCCTCTGGACTTCTTACATTAGGAAATGCAAAGTTAATTTTGCTTGGATCTAATCCTTGAAGAATTTCTGATGCCATGTCTCTTGCTAAATGTGCTTTGGTCAAACAATAAGGTGAATCATCTGCTATCGTTGCGGTTGCTGTAAAAGCAAATATTGCTGCAATTAAATATTTCATATTAACCTCTTATACAAATTTTTGTTATATGTTCTTGAGTTATAAACGATACATCATCCCAAGCAATCCACTCTTCTGCTCCAGGTGGTATTTGAATAATCTTTATCATAAAGTTATCGATAGTTCCTAATGCAATAGTAGCGAGTGCAACCTTTGGTGGTTGTGGTCCATCTTCTAAAAAATCGTCTTCTTTTGAAAGAGGATTGCAGTCAACGTTAAACTTCATTCTTCGTTTGTACAACTTTACTTTTGAGGGGTAGTGTCCGTAGATATCCCAATATGCTTCTTTTAGATCTGTTCCACGGATTTGTTTGATATCAGAATGATCAAACTTTAGTTCGTCAATTCCTTCTCGTACTTGTAGTGCTGGATCTGCCAAGTATTCTTGATTGGCATATGATGGGTGAGACGTAATTACTACTGCCATAAATGTTGCTATTAAAAATAATATTCTCTCTACTGGTTTCATAGTATTTCCCTTTTATTCATCATATCTTGCAATTCTGCTTTCCATTCGTTATGGAATTCGCAGTGTCTATAATTCTCAAACCATGGACCCCCTTCAGTATAATGGATTAAACTTGGAGTTTCCCTATCATTATATATACCAACTAAATAATTCCATGTATGATCTAGTTTTCCAATTTCCTCGTTCTTTAACCAAGCAAATCTATGTAAATACTTTCCAGTTATGGTGGGGTCATTAATCAAATTTGTAGTCAAAACCTTATTACTAGGGTGTCCACAATTCCAAAGTACAACACTCGACCAGTTCTTTCGTGGATAGAATGTCTGTTTTTGTCCATCCATCTTAAACTTCTCTTTTACTGTGTAATCGTGCTGTACACACATCACTGCATAACGACTGTCTGCCTGATCGAAAAGTTTTTTGATGTCTGTCGTGAGAATTGTATCGCAATCTATAAATAGTGCCCAACTATCAAAGTTTGTGAGTTCTGGAATTAAAAATCTTGTAAACGTAAATTCTGTTGATGCTAACTTATCAACTGGTCGTGTATACCAACCAGAATCCCTTAACTCTTGTTGTTTTATTGGTTTTACATCAGCAATGGGTTGTTTGCTTATAATGCTGTGTTTGCATACTTGATATGCTATATCTTCTCTAGTGTCATACCCCACAAATACTTTCATTGTTCCTTCGTTTTTATAATAATCACCCTATAAAAAAAGGAAGTTTTTATTCTGTTGCTAAGAAAAAACTTCCCCAAAAAAACTCCGCTAACCTAATTCAATCAGGCAGCAAGTGCAAATTCGTTATCGTTTGCAGTTACTTTAAGTCTTGCGATTATGGTTGCTTGCGCACCAGTTCTCCACTTTCCTATCCCGTCTGTCGATACCTAATTCACCCCCATAGAAGTTTATTGGTGGAGGTGGGGAGATTCGCACTCCCGTCCAGTCCGTCTTCAGTCTGCTTCGCTGAACATTTCTATTTATATAGTAGAAAGGGGGGACTGCATAACAGACCCCCCTTGGAGATTACTTATCTGTTTCGTGTATTGCACGTAACAATAAGATTTTAAGCATTAGAGACTTATGATAGTCTTGTTGTGCTTTCTCCCGACAATATCGAGTCCACATTGTCATAGTAACACCCTCCTTTTTACAGTTAGGTGCGTTCCTTCGGTAACATTACCTACTTCCGTCTCTTACGAGATGAACGATGATAATGCGTTCCTTCGACCGAGTAGTCTACTTCCGTCCATACTTACATATGGATGAACGATACAACTATTTATACGTTACACTACTTTAACTCAAAAGTCAAGAAAATTTTATTAACATTTCTCTCTCAGGACAATAGAGATATGGTATGTTACCGTTTCTACAAGTATAACATGCCTCTTTCATATTATCGACAATCACATCACCTGCTAAATTGAATGATGTATTCAACACCATTGGAATCCCTGTTATATTACGAAACTCTTGTATTAAATCATAGAAATGTTTATTCTGTTCTTCATTAACTGTCTGTATTCTTGATGTGCCATCGTTGTGTTGTAATGCTGGGACTATATCACGTTTATCCTCATAGCAATCAACTGCAAACATCATCCACGGACTAGACTTTAGATTTGCCATATCAAACCAATCATGTGCGCATTCTTCAAGTACAGTTCCAGCGAACGGTCTATACCACTCTCTATTTTTAATTGTGTTGACAACATCACGTCCATCTGGATCACGTGGATCATATAGAATAGAGCGATTGCCTAATGCTCTTGGACCGCATTCCGTTCTTCCTTGATATATCGCAACCACATTTCTGTCAGCAATTAATTCGGCAACATCTTTTGGTGTAACGTTATGAATTTCTTTTTCGTTGGGAAGTAAGTCTCTCTCATAGTTTGCTTGACTTCCAAGACAAACAGTTGTCAATGGTCTTTTCTCTTTATCTCCTGTATCCCTACGATATGCTAACATTGCGGCACCAAGTGCCGTTCCTTGATCTCCAGCGATCGGTTCGAAGAAGAAATTGATATCTGGAAAACGTTTTAATATTTTGTAGTTGTTTACCACATTATAGAAGAATCCTCCAGATAGACAAACATTTTTAACAGAAGGTTTTAACGATAATGCATACTCAATATATTCAAATACAGCATCGGTGCTTTGTGACTGTATTGCGTATGCAATATCTTCTGGTGGCATATTTTCTGGTAATTCTTTTTCAGTGGAGAGATGACTGTGTATAAATTCAGCAAATTTTCTAGTAGGGAATTTATCAAAAAAGGCAAGGTTTGGTATATTCTTGTTTGGTTTGCCGTATGCCGAAAGACCCATTACCTTTCCTGCTGAATCTGAAGAGTTTTTCCGTGGACGATTTTTCACATATTTTTCGCATAACAAATGTCCTGCATTCTTAAACAGTCCACCATATGTCGGTAGTGTTAAAATATCGGTCTTTTCAAATTTACTTTTTGTTGGAGTTACAACACCTAGTTTTTCTTTAAGTACTGATGTGCCTAATATTGACCCCCTCTGATACAAATATTCAGTATCATTATAATTCATATAATATATTGACTCTGATTCACGGACGATGTTATGATCTGGAACTGCTCCACCGCCACCATCAATCACTAAACAAATTGCTTCATCAAAACCAGAATTATAAAATGACAGTCCTGCGTGACATTCATGGTGCATTAAATGCCGGTATTCAGAATTTTCCCATCCTGTTCCCATCAAAACGTCATATGCCAATTTAATTGTATCGTGAGCATGTTCATTACAACTTATATTTTGACGATATGTATATACTACCGAAGAAACGACCGTTATCATCCTAACATTTTGTTCTTTTGCGATATCCCTAGCAATGTCGTGTGCTTCTGTCAGACACCTTCCTAGTGCTGATGTACTTTTTTGTCTATTGTACCTATCCTCGCCACGATAATATAATAATTCGCCTTTATGTATAACTGCCACACTCGCATCGTGGGAATAGTTTATTCCAATATACACATCATTATATGCCATAATAATTGTTCCTATAGATATTCTGGTGGGAAATTCTCTTCGAGTCCCTCAACACCGAATGAGAGGGAGACACGTGGTTCGTGTATTTGTATTTGATGGTGAGTTCCTGCAGGAATGTAGATAGTGTCAAGTGGTTCAAACTTTTGTTCAAATAGACACTTCTTATTTAAGTCTTCTTTGCCACCATTCCATATTGTCATAGTAGTTGTATTGATTGCACCTACGTAGATCACATCCATCTTATCTTTGTGCAATCCTAATGCTCCACGTTCATTACATATACCAAAATATGCATGTGCCGAAACATTGTTTTTATGGAATATATCTTTGAAATATTTTCGTATGTTTTCTATGGGAGCAATGCCCTTAGTGTCATACATTTGAAAGTTTAGATTAGGATCACGTCTCCATGCTTTACTGTCCTTACGAATCTTTTCAATATTGAAAAAGATGTCATCCCAAGTTGGCAGTTCGAACTCTGCCTTCCCAAGATAACACCATTTTCTTCTTTTTGCCGATTCAATAAGTTTATCACGAAATTCATTCATCATAAAGAATCACATGCTATGCCTTTTTCTTTTGGGATTTAATCCACTTTTGTGCTTCTGGATTTTTAGGATCTTCTTTTGCCCACTGAGAGATTCTTTTATATACAGACATGGATGCACCCTCAAAGTTAGCACCTTCAGAGTTATCTACGATGTACATGTATCTACCGAACATATTCTGAAACTTACCAATATTCTTTTGTACACCACTCCACATCTTAGTTACTTCTGCTTTACCCAAGGTTCTAGCACGTTTTTGATCTCTTGCAACTGCTGTCTCTAAATCAGTATTAACAAAAATCATCGCAACATCATATCCGATTTCACGTAGTTGTGTTGCTTGCCTAGCAATCTTTTCGTAATCTTTTCCGGTACCATCAATCACTAAACCGAGTCGACCATTGACTGCTAATGCCATCTGTTTCTTAGTGAGTTCTTTTGCTTTTGCACGAACCGCTTGTCCCTTTGGACTAAAGATATCTTCAGGTGAAGTAGTTAATGATGCTTTCTTTAATTGTGATTCGAATGCCGGATCAGAGTTTATAACTCTAAATCCTAATGCAGTCAATGCAGTTTTACCAACAATGAAGGATTTACCACTCCCCGGTCCACCTGCTAAAAATACTGCTTTAAATATCGATGGGTCATTGACCCCTTCTTCAATATGTTGTTTAAACGATAGCATTTTTCTTCTCTTCTTCTTTATACTGTTTAATGGTATTTATAAGATCCTTTGCCCAATTATCCCTCCGTTCAATAAAGACTTGAGGTTCATTATCATCTACTGCAATTAAAATAACTAATTGATTGATCGGAATCTTAGTTCTTTCTTCCCACATTATTGCATATGCGGATGCTTGTTGAAAGTAACTTGATATCCATTCCTTCTTCTTTGGTTTACGACTGGTCTTGAAATCGATCACCGATATCTTACCTTCCCACTCAGCAATACAGTCAACACGACCTGCTACTTCAAGATAGTCCGAATATAAACCAACCTCTTGTGCGTATACGTTATCTATAGAAGACTCTATTATTGGTTTGATTGTTCTAAAGGTTTCCCTGTCAGTAGGTAAGAATTTCTTTTCATCTAGTTCGTTATTAATGTAATCTTCACACATCTGGTGCACCTTTGTGCCACGACGTGCTGCTTGGGTAGAGATTTTATTTGCTTCTTCTTCCCCTACTCGCTTTCGCCACTCCATAATACTTTTTCTAGATAGAACAGATAAGCATGTCGTAATAGAAGGATAGGCACTTCCTTCTGGTGTGAAGTAGTGCCGTTTCCCATTAATACTCTGCTGTTTTATGTCCCAATCTATTGGGAATTGCTTATGTATAAATTGTGTCAAATCATTCCAAGATCCAGTTTTGTACAGATATAATCTTTTACTAGATCACTCCTCACTATGTCGTTTCTATCAAAATTAAAAGAATCAAAATATTTCATTTTATTTATAACACGCATAAAATCTTGTATTCCACTCTTCTCATTGTGTCTTACAAAATCTGACTGTGTGAAATCTCCACAGAATATGATTTTGCTGTTATCACCTAATCTGGTTATAACAGAATCTAATTCATGAAAAGTCAAATTCTGACACTCATCTACTATAACAATAGTGTCATCAAAAGTCAACCCCCTTATGAAAGATGTAGTCTCAAATTTAACCACACTCTTAGACTTCAATATATCATAAGCATCACCTCTTCTGAATATATCGGTGAAGATGCTATAATATGGTGCTTCGTATACTTTTGATTTTTCTTTTTGATTCCCAGGAAGGAAACCGATATCTCTGGTGGGGACTACTGATCTTACTATTTGTATATTATCAAAACTCTCATCTTTATTTAATACGTCCTTTATTGCCAAATAGCATGCAATAAACGTTTTGCCAGTTCCTGCACAACCATGTAACATCAAGTTGTTACCGTAATAATATGATTCGAAAACTTTTTTTTGTGTTTCTGTAATTGGACTAATATTACTTGGTTTAAGTCCGTTGTTGCTTCTTGCTTGTTTTTTTGCCCGTTTTGCTCTCTTTCGTTCTACGTGAAAATTGTCGATGATGTTGTCGCTGTATTCATTATTAAGAGTCGATGCAGAAAGGAAGTCTGACATGCACTCTCCTTGTTTATGGTTGTGGTTAAAGATTCATTTTATATGACCCCTTGCTCACCTTATGCTTTTTTAGAATGTCGGAAGTTTTTGCTTGCTTAGTCTGTCTTCCTCCGACTTTTTCTGCAAGGGCAGAATTTGGATGTGCTTCGGCAATACGTGAAAGGTTTTCTTTCCAACCTTCATCTTGTTTTGTATTGAAATTAGTACCAGACACCAATGCGGGCGCACCAGTGATTAATTGTTGGAGATGGGGATTCTCTCCAACAAAAGCATCTCTCGCAGAGATGCTCATGAACTCTTCTGTGATCTCACCAGTTTCTTTGTTCTGAAACGTATAGTTTGGCATGTTACCTCATCATTTTATATTAAAATTATTTAGGCAGGACAGAACCACTCCGGCGCATTCCTTTTCTTCCATGTCGCAAAATTTTTCTTTGCAACGTTATAATAATTACGGTAACTCTGTATCGGATTACCTTTCACGATACATTCTGGAAATGCTTTCATTGCTGGAGGCAATTCGGTCAAACCGATATCTGGAATGTTATTAGGAGCACGTTGTAACCACAACCAAGGCAGAGATGCACCATGCGGTTTCTTATCCCAACCATAGCGATACTTGTGCTCATCAAGGACAGCAGTATACAGACGGAATAACATATCGTAATTTGCTTTAGACTCTCTCACCCATACAGCAGATGGATGTCCAAAGTGGCAAGCATGATATAGGTTTTCTTCACGTTCATCTGGTAGTTTCCATCTCTTCACAGTTCGTTTGCCGCCAGTCTTTTCATTTACTCTAGTTTCATGATACAACTCACCATCAATCATGCGATGTGCAGTAGATAGTAATTGTGCATACTCAGTGGGCATCTTAACAACATGCTTGTCCAAATGCCACTGTGCGCATTGTACTGGATCTTCATGTAAATGAAATATGTTCATCTCAATATCCTCTCAATGTATCGTTGATGTTGTGTATAATATATTCTGTTGTATTTTTTTCAACTTTGAGGAACTGTAGTTTTGCTTTGTAGTACGCAAGTTGCTCTTTCAGTTCCTCTACTTCTTCGTCAGACAACTCACCGTCACTTTTATAGACGGTGAAGTTGTAGTGTATCACATTATTAGATGCTAATGTCATGCTTTGATTTGCTTCCTAACGAAGTTTAGAATTCGAGTGAACCCAACAGTTGTTTGTATTTGGTCTTGAGCATATAACCTATCAGCAGTCTTCTGTATTTTCATTAGACCATCTTTCATAGCATTTGCTTCAAACCACTTGATACCTCTGATAGTATCTCCATCATCAGTAACAACCCAATCTCTAGGTTTAGGGAGATCTTTAGAATCGATCACTTTACCTAGTTGTTCAACCATGTTCAGTTGTTTGTAATCTGGATTGTAACCTTCATCTTCTACAAAATTTTGAATTAAACTACTCATAACGATCTCCTTATTTAATGACTTTAGCACTTTCAATTTCTTTGTAAACCCTAGTCTCACCAGTGTAGTCTACACACATCTCTTGCTCTTTAGTGGTAACCACAAAGTAATCCTTTGGTAACTCTTTACAATTGCACTTCACTTGCTTTGCTTCAACTTGTGGAGGATTGTTGTGCAACTCTACCATAAGCGAAGCAACCAAAAACAGAAATGCTATTATAACAAGATTTGAAACAAAATTCAACATTTTTATGCCTCATCTTCTAATTCAGATTTCTCAAAAGGCAGAACTATTGCTTCAGACTTTCTAATTCTTAGAAGTACATATGTACGATACTTCTCTTCTCCCTCTTTGAACACGACTTTATTTACAACCTTGTACTTAGAGACATCAATCCCCTCGTATCCAGATTTGGAAATCTTTTGTGATTGGGAACTAGAATCGGAGATGGTGCTGATCATTTCAGACGAGACAACAGCACTAAGTTTGTCACCAAGACCAACCTTTGCTTGATGATATGCTTTGTCCATAGAGAATTGAATGTCTACTGCAAGACCAGTACCAGTTGCATAGACATATTCTTCGTTGTCTGGTTGAGGTTCAATGTACCAAGTAGGAACACCAGTCTCTTCTGCTAAGTCGATGACATTGGTATCTTGGACATTCCTTATGTTTTTTCCTGCGCATCCCGCCATAGCAAGTGATAGGATGACCATTGGTATTGCCATTTTCATAATATATTCCTCTCTCAATTATTTAAAGTCAATGGCAAATTCATTACTTTTGCCAATCCTACAAAAAATCATATCAGTAAACTTTTCAACGTTGTTTTTTACGGCAATTATGTCATCGAATTTGATACCTTGGATAAATAAGGTACCATTAAACCAGTCAAGAATATAAGATTTTTTGCCGGAACGACCAGTATAACCACGAGCAATTAATGCCTCGTCGATAAGTTTGTTGACACTTCCTTCAAAAGTTCGAATTTCAATAGTAGTCATAGTATAATTTCCTGTTTTCCCAACTTACAGATCTATTATACCATAACCAAAAGTAATGTCAATACTTTTCTGAAAATAAATTTAGTTTATAATCAATCACTTACGTTTTCATTTAAAATTTCTTCAACTCGACCGACCCAAAATGTCCCATGAGTCATCTCAATTGCCTCTTCGATCTCGTCTGGTGCCATACCAACATTCATCATGTTAATAATATCGTCGTCAACATCCATCATAACACTTTTAAGATTTGACATCTACTGCTTCTCCTTTATGTGCTGAAGTTATTTCACCTTCTTCGCTTATATCAATTATACCCTCATCTTCCAAGTGCATCAATACATTATTTGTAGTTTGAACTATACCGTCACGGAAACCTGCTCTCCAAGAGGTGTAGGCA